TCCTCTATCATTATCCACTTTTTCATCTCTTTTCTCTCCTTTATCCTCTTCAGTTCTGCAACAATCAATTTTTCAGTCCATTCAGGGCAGCTTCTCGAACCGGCTTCCCAGTTCTCTATTGTCCTTTTGGGTATTCCCATCTCGTCAGACATCTGCTGCTGAGTCAACCCTGCCGCTTTTCGGGCCTCTTTTATTTTTTCGCTCATTTTTTATTCCCTCTTTTATTCTCTTGCCTTTTTCCTTTATTAATTATATAATATTCTTATCAAAAGGCAGGGTGGCAAGTACCCTACCATTTGACTTTGGTTCATGCCTTACTCATCGAGTAGGGCTTTTATTTTTTCAACAGCTTCGTCTTTCGACTTGCTGTCTTCGATGATTGTTATAATCATCTTCAAGACCTTCTTAAACTGTTCATTTGTCATTCCCTGTTCCATTTTGTTCTCCTTTCCGTCACTTGCCAACTTACTCGGGCTTTATCATCCCTGTGATTATATATTACCACTCATTGAGTGGTATGTCAACTGTTTTTTATATATTTTTTAATTTTTTTGCAAATAAAAAGCCCTCTATGCGGCAGAGGGCTATGTGTCAATATATATCTTGTTATTCTATTCTTCTGCTATGAGATCTATTATCTCATCTCTTGTTGCTTTCATCTGGGCGATTCCGTTTCCGTCGATTGAATGATTGAGCAGCGCAACCATCATCTGCATCTGCTTTTTCTGCAGGTACTGTATGTGGTCCAGCGCCTGCAGGTCATTCTTCTCGTGGCGCTCAATCCGTTTCAATCTGTCATCGTGGTCTTTCACCATTTTTCTGATGTCCACTGTTGGCTTAATCAGCTTGAAGATTACCGCCGCTGCAGCTCCCAGAAGAACGATGAAGCTTAATATTGTGCTTACTGTTTCCATTATTCACTCTCTGCTTTCACTCTCTCATATATAGCTTCTATTATTTTGTCTATGTCCTCTGCTGTCATGTTGAGGTTCAGCTCTGCTAGCTTCTTATTGAGGAAGTCTGTAACCTCGGCTTTCTTCTTCTGACCTGACTCTGACCAGAGCCACTGCTTTGCCCAGCGTACTCCGACCTCTGTCCAGTATTCTACTGCTTCGAGTTGGTCATCCGTCAGTCTGTTTTTTACTTCCTTCCTTTTCGCATTAATCAGTGGGATCATTATTCCCGTGATTACTATACTGCAGATCCCGATTATTACTTCTGTCCAGTCAATCATCTTCTTCCTCCTCAATTTTTGTTTTATACGGCTGTCCGTCTGCGTCTATTCCATACCTATTACGGCTGTTCTTCAGGCCTAACTGATAGAGCAGATACGACAGCACACCTCCTACAATCGTTCCAAGTGCCGTTACGCCTATGGCGCTGTCGCATTCCTTGCCCGCAAATACTGCTACATAATATGCGATGACGCAGAGGCAGGCGAACATTACGACCAAGGCAACTAGCAACTGTGAAAACTCCTTTTTCATATGTACTCCTTTGCTTTTGCGAGCGACTTCTTGCCGAAGCTTCCGTCTATGGTTATCTTCTCACCTCTCTGGAAGTCTCTGATCGCCGTATCTGTTTTCGGTCCTGCAGAACCGTCTATGCTTCCGGTGTATGTTCCGTACCACTTCAGAAAGCTCTGCAGCAGCTTTACATTGCTCCCGGTATCGCCTCTCTGTATGTACCCTTTCGGTGGAAGCGTCGGGAACTTGCCGGCATATTTGCCTTTCGGCTTTTTGACTGTTTTTTCCTTTGCAGCTTCGCCATCTTCAAGGGCCGTTATAACGTGTGCTGCTGTGTTGATAATAATGTCGCCGGTCTTCAGGTATTTATCTGAAGTAAGATACTTGGCGTCAGTATGGAATGTAAATTTGCCCGTTGCTCTGCATAGAGGAACAAGGTTCCCCGTCCAGGCGTTTTTCGATACCTTGATGCCGATGCAGGTAAGAGCTGCAGCAATCATTGCAGAGCAATCAGTTTCGCACTTTGTTTTCAGCTTTGTATAATCAAAGGCCTGCTTTTTCAATTCCTCGTAGAGAGTTGTCCGCTGCGACTGGTCATAACCTATGCAATCGTTATTGCAGAGCGACTTTATGACTCTCGCAAATTTTCTACCCTCATCCGCGTTCTTGAATCTGATTACGCAGTTCTGTCCGAAGTTATACCATATGCCAACTTTGACTTCTCTGCCGGTCTGATCGCCGGCCTTGCCGCCGCTGGCTCTGCCTCTCTCATCCTGAGATGCCCATCCGCATTTAATCATTTTCTGCTCCTTTCTCCTTTATTTCTTCAATTCTTGCTTCGATATCCAGCGCCTGCTCTACGGATATATGCTCCTGGAGCAGCAGGTACAGGTTATCAACAAGATCAAGCAGCTCGTGGTTAATTCTGATCAGTGCTGCTACTGTTTCCATTTTCGATTTCATCTTTCTCCTTCGGAGTTATCCAACCCTTATTGACTGCATTCTGCAGACCGTTGGAGTCAATTCTGCCTTCTTCGTATAATCTTTTTAATCTGTTATACAAGCTCGTCACCTCCCAGCATCGATACCACGATATCATCTATGGCGTTTGAGTTTCCCTCTATTAGAAGTCTTAAGGCATCGTCTATCCTTTTGAATTTGTCATTGTATTTGTCTTCTAGCATTTTGAACTGTTTTGTTATTTGTTCATCCGTCATTTTTCCGCCTCCTTTTTCTCTTTTCCATTCTTCGCATTACTTCCCTGTGCATTTCTTTTCCGAATAATTCTTTGAATGTCCTGTCCATATTTCTCGCTGTCATTTCGGAATTGTATTTCTCCGCGTAGCTTCGCCAGCAGTCATACGACTGGATTATGGATTCTTCCTTTATTTCTCCTGCGTCAAGGAGCTTCCTGTACTTTCTCAGTCTTCTCCGCTGGTTCACGATATTCTTCTTCGACAGCCTGACCACGACCTTGCCTGAAACAGTCAGTAGAAATCTTTTCTTAAGGAATGTGAACACCTGTCTGTCCTTGAACTTTATAAGCTTCACTCTTTTTGCATTGAGCGTTATTCCAAGTTCCTGACAGCGATTATCTATCTCCTGCAGACAATGTTTCAGATGTTCAATATCTTCATGAATGAGATAGCTGTCATCGTTATATCGTCCATACCCCTTAATATGCAGCTGTTCCTTAATGTATTTATCCAGCTTATACGTTGGGTAAAATATGGCTGATATCTGAGATATCTCACTGCCAAGGCCAAGGCCTCTGTCGCCGTCAAAGCAGTTTACAAAGTACGCTGCAAGCTTCATTACTTTTTCGTCCTCAATTTCTGCAGACAGCATTTTTATCAGCTTGTCGTGAGGAATGCTTGGGAAGTATCCTTTAAAATCGATAATGAGTATTCCACCCTTTAGTCCGTGTTTTCTATAATGCCTGTGCAGGTGCTCTTTCAGTCTGTCTATAGCGAACTCTGTGCCTTTGCCTTTCAGCGTAGCCGAGTTGTCATATATCATCTTAGGTGTGAGTGCCGGCTTCAAGGCATTGTTGCAAAGCGACTTTTGAACCGTTCGCTCTGATATGTGCACCGACTGGATCTTTCTACGTTTACCACGCTCGCTGATCTCAAAGGTGTTAAATCCTCTGCTTTCATATTCTTCTTCCTGCAGGTCCCGGGACAGGCTTGCTGCCCATCGCAGCACGTTTACTTCAAACATCTGCGTTGATGCTTTCCATCGCGTCCCCCTGCAGCAGGCTATGCCCGCCTGCAGAATTTTGTCAAATGATATAACGTCATTAATTGTTGGCGCCGTATGCGGTGCTCCCGCCGCTGCAGTCTCCTCTGAGGTGCAGACTACGGCGCAATTTCGGCTTTCGCCCCGGTTATTGTTCTCCTGTATCTTTTCATTTTTCATGGCTTTAATTTCGCTTTCGCTACTTTTCCTGCCAAAACAGATATATCCGAAAGGGGCCAGTCCATTAGTGTTCGACGCGTTGTTGTTGTTGGCGTTGCCGTTCGAGTTGACTTTGCAGAAATTAGTCGAATTGCTCGAATTAGGAGAACGCTCCCACCAGTTGGCCGCGCTTAAGCAGAACATAACCGCTATATTAATTACTTAATATACTTTTTATAAATTTGCGCATCGTTCTTTATTATGCCTTTGGTCTTCCTGATTATCGCCTCAACCTTGGAGCCTATATATTCCTCCTGATTGTTGAGCTTCTGGTTTGACTCCTGTCCATTGTTACGGACAAGCTCGATGAATATGTACGCTGTCGTTGACAGATGTTCAAGAAGTCCTACGGCTTCTTTGAGATGTGCACGTCTTTGTCTGAATTCAGCTTCCGTTGCGGTCTTGCCAATGAATATAGAATTGGCGACCTGCAGATGTGACAGAGCTTCAAGCCCTGTCTTGATCAGATGGTCGCCGTATGTTTTTCTATATTTCGTTTCTTTCTTCATTACCATCTCGCCAAGCTTGCAGTTCAGCTCAAAGCAGTAGTATATATAATCTGCAGATGAAGTGGACCTCTTCCACGTTGGTACGCTCAAGCTGTTCTCCTTTCCGGCAGCATTCGCTGCCGATTATGCGATATTAGATACAGCCGAAAGGGGCCAGTCCAAAAGTGTTCGACGCGCTGAAGTAGTCGGTGGCGATGCCGTTCGAGTCGACTGAGCAGAAAATAGCCGAATAGCTCGAACGAGGAGAACGCTCCCACCAGTTGGCCGCGCTTCCATTAACATTCTTAATTCTGTTCGATGCTGTCTCGTAGTATTTGAACTGCGAACCTTCACCCGAAGCTGAGTAACTCCTGGTTCCGAACACTTCAATTTCTGCCGGCAGCGCGAAATAGTCGTTAGATGTTTTTATCGTCGAACTGCCGCTTCCTGCAGAAGCCTTATTTTTATGCTGCTTGAATATTCCTCTCAGCGCTGACGGGATTGCGTTTCTGAACACGCTGTTACACCACGTTCTCCTTGCGCAGCCGTCCCAGCCGTTCGCGTTGGTGTTTGACGAATTCATGTATCCTGCTTCATTCAGGCAGTCCTTTAACCCGACTATGAAGCTGCAGGTTGTCTTGCCTGACTCAGTCGCTGTCACAAGGTCCTTTCCGCCGGCGTTCATTAGCACGAACTTCGCAGTCTGTGCTACGTGGCTTTCGCCTACTCCTGTGGCTGCCATAGCAGACAGGCTCACAGACCGCTCATCTCCCACCGTCCAATAGTCTGACAAAGTAATCAATCCTTTGTCTGCAGCCTCTACCATTGAGACAATCTCTGCATCCGTGCCGGCAGCCCAGGTTACAATCTTCACATTCACCTGTACTGTGAATGATGCTGTCTTCGTTACTCCATTTTCGGTGTATGATACCGTCACTGTCTGGGTTCCGAGGGTAGACAGTGTTGCTCCACTTGCAGGGCTGGTTGTCCAGCCTGTAACAACTGCGACCGCTCCCGAGTTAAACGTTCCCTTAACAACCATTCCGGCAAGGCTAAGAGTTTCATTTTTATAGTATGAAGTTTTGGTTGGTTGCGTTGTAACGGCGATTGAGCTTAACACTCTCTGTACCGTTATAGGCTGTTCTGCTGAGTATGCAATTGCAGCTCCCAGCTCGTTCCACTCCCAGCTTATATCTATTTTGGTTGTATTCTCATATATAACTGTTCCTGCGGCAGGTGAAAACGTGCACTCAGATGTTATATCTTTCTCGGTATTGTCTGAGAATTTGACCTTAACAACCATTCCTGTTGTTGCAAGCGTTTCTCCCGCCTTGTATGACGTCTTATTCGGTGCTGTGGCAACATACATTTCTGTCGGGAATGCCTTAATGCCTCCACCTCTCTTTTTTATCTGTCCCCACATATGCACCTCCAAGGGGCGATTAAGCGATTAAGGGCCGCCCCCCCCCCATAGATTTTTGTGTTTTTTCATTTTATTCTCCTGTAATATACTCGAATTCTTCCTGGGTAATCTCTGATGCTACAAGGAGCTTGCGAAGTCTCGCCTCTGTTATTCTTCCGGCCTTGAACAGTCTTTTCAAGCTTTCCACCTTTCTACTCATCGTCTTCACCTCCAAACAATTCTGCTGTGTAGTCGTCTATGATAGCATGATAGGTCTCATCAGGAATACCATATGTGTTTGTTGGGTCGGGTTCTACATAATTTGGATTCTCATAGAAGCCCTGTTCCTCTGTGTAGCAGTATTTATATTGGTTATTCTTAATTTCTTCCGATACAGCTATATTCTGATAAATATTCACACTGTCTGTTGGAAAGGCAATGTTTTCTTCTATCAATACTGGATAGCCATTAGACCACACACCTAAGTTGCTGTTGCCCGTCTTAGTAACAGCTTCATTAGGTGATGGTTTATCTGTAGTATCATTAGCTATTTGCATTATTATATTGTCCGATATGTTTGTGATAATTATCATATATTACACCTCCGTTGTTTTATTTAATACCCATACTTTACCTGCTTCTTTTGTTTTGCATTTTGTTTTCGTTAAACCGAAAATCTCACTTTCGCTTTCTTTAATTCTTTTTACAGCATTGAATGGTTCAAGATATACATTGTACAATGTTGCATAACTACTTCTCCATTGTAATAATAGTGTTTTATTAAGCTGTGCGTTAAAAATTAAAGGTATTATTTCGGCAGTGCCGTATGTTTCTGTACCATTTTTAACAACCGTAATAAATGTTAGTACACCATTACTGTCTATACGATGTCCATACACAATACTTGTTTCAGGTGTTCCTGCTCGATAGGAACTTCCAAACATTCCATAAATATTTTTGACAGCTACCCAAATAAATTGATTACTTTTACTCCATTCGATAGCGGGTGTTACTACCGTTCCCAGTGTAATAGTGTCATTACTTACATCGTAATGTATTGTAGAAAATACAGGTGTACCTGCTATAGAATAATTACTTTCATTTTTATTAATTAAAACGTAACAATAATTATTGTCCGTAAGATTTTTGGATAAATATAATATTACGGAATATGTTGAGTCGTATGTATTATTCGTTACATAATTAATTGATATGGTATTATAATCTGAAGATACATTAATCAAAAAGAAATAATACGTTTGTTTGTATGTACCACTAGTATCTCTACAACACCATATATATTTATTTTGCGATATTTTACACAGCGAAAAACCGGCAGAGAGTATCTCTAAATATAAGGTTCTTATAGTAGTAATTGTAGAAACATTAAAATCGTAATATTTTACAACATTTAATGTCCCTGCACTAGTAATGTTACATACTATAACTCTAAACTCGCTTGAGCCTGTAAAAGATGAGCTATAGCTTATCGGAGTAACTACCAATATGTAATTATCCGTTATCTCAGCCACACTCATACCAAGTCGGGTGCTTGTCATAGAAGAGCTTGAAGCACTTGCATATAATTGCTGTTCCCTTTTTACTAAACTAATTGTATTTGATGATACAGAGAAAATATCGCAATAAATATAACGTGTGTATTCCCCAAAAGATTCTGTGTGCCTATCATAAACAAGAGCAAATGTGTTGTTGTTTATTCGTACAAGATGTACCTTGTCACTTTGCAAATAACTATCAGCAGTACTTGTGGATAATAAAGAACCCACGTTAATAGTGTTACTGCTCATATCAAAAGTTAGTGCTACATAGTTTAAATAAGTATCACTCGTATATGAAGAATGTTTGTATACAGCTATTACAACAGTATTGTCATTTAGCTGAACTGCAACAGGTGCGTAAAAGTTCTCATTGCTTGAATATAGTTGAGTTTCCTGTCTATTAGTGTATGCGTATGATAATTCCCCTAAATACTCTACAAAAGTATTAGGACTTATATCATTGTAATACGAACAATATTCCTCAATTATCCCATTGACTATTTCTTCACCGTCAAAGGTTCCTGTAACTCCGAAAATGTTTACATCTTTTTTAATGTTCCCTGCTACCAGGTCGCTATCTCCTGCTACTGTTACTTTGTTTAGTAATTTACCGCTGTCGGGCGTTACTATCTTCTGTGAAGCAGAGGGAGTTACTGATTTTGTCTGTGACGGCGTAGGGTTTACGGTTGCCTTCTTAATCGTCTTGCCCGATGAGGGAAGTACTTCTTTTGCTTCTGTCCCAGCTGTTACCGTTATTTCCTCTTCAGGTTTTGCGTTTTTTATTCTTCCTAGCATTTAGCTCACCACCTTTGTGAAGTCTACGCTGTCGATAATTGCCTGCGACGTAGGCTTTTCCGACGCATAGAGTATCAGCTTGTTTGTCGCTGTCGTCGCAAAGTCATACAGCAGGTCCATAAAGCCATCGGTCAAGGATACCAGATTACTTGGTTTATACGTTGAGTCGACTCCGCTTACTGTTACTTCTGCCTTCCACGGATAGCCTGCAACTGTCGGGTTTGTCTCTTCGCTCCAGACAGACACCGGAACTGTAAGATTTGTCGCTCTGACGGTTCTGGTGTTTACCCCTTTCCCCGCAAATGGGTCTACGTTTGTTTTTCCTCGCATTACTTTGTCACCGCCTTTCTGCATTCTATGGTTAGTAATGTAATTGATGCTGCAGGCTTCTGCTTCGCGTATATGTATACGGTATTGTTCGCTGTCTCAGACATCGCTGCGAAATTTCCTGACTCAGAGTCAGTTTCGCCGAATATAACATCTGGGATATAATCAGCTGTCACCCCTGCGCATGTTATAGATGCCCTATACGGATAATCTGAGTATGTCGCATCAGATGCCCATGTCGATAACGCTACAGACACATTGCGAAAAGCAATTACCTTGTTGTCAATTTCTGTGTCAACATCCTCCAGTATGTCCTGCAGGCTTGTTGCGAGCGCGGATATTTTATTGTCGACGTAGGTTTTAACTATTGTGCAAACCTTACTTAACAGGGCAAGAGTTAACGCTTTGTCTAAATTAATCATTTGTTCCTCCTATGTGGAAAAAGGCACAGCTTACGCTGTGCCAAATATTTTGTTGCAAAATGCAGATTATGCCGCGCCAAACACTTCGTTGCAAGCTGCTGTCACTTCCGCATCAGTAGCTACAGTTACTGTGATTTCGGTTCCTATAATTTCTTTTGTCTTTGCGTCCGCAGCTGTCTTGGTGTATGCATCGCTGATACCGTAGCCTTCCAGTGTAGTAGCAGAATTTGCTTTTTTCTTTATGGCTTCTTCATTGGCGGTAATTTTTCCTGCCATAGCCGCAGCTTCAGGACCGTGCTCAGCTGCCCAGTCAACTAATTCCTTATATGTGTTAACCACGTCATCGTTTGAAACTTTTGTTGCAAATTCATTGAGTGCATCATCAACAGATTTCTTGACCGAACCAGTACCTGTGCCGTTCAGTGTTGCAATATCTGTTTTGTTTGTGTTTACCTGCGTCTGGAGTTCAGACAGTGCGGCATCTGTTGCAATGCCTTCGGTTTTCTTGTTGACATATTCAACAACTGTAGTAGCCTCTGTGCCTTCCGGCAGGGAGCCCACAAGATCCTTCACTTTGGTTACTTCACCGTCTGTATAGCTTTTCGCTCTCTGCAGTCCCGCCTTAAACTGTGATAACTTTAATAATTTTTCCGCTGTAATTGCCATTTTCTTTTTTCTCCTGTTAATTAAAAATTGAATCAATCATGTCTTGCACTTCCTCGTCTGTTGCTATGTCTTCATCGCTTATCTCACCTCCTGGTTCATCCGGTTCACTGCCTCCTGCATCAGAGCCAACCCTTCTACATTCAATCACAGGGATTGTTATTGGAGTTTCCGGAATTTCGCTTGCATATATAGTTACAATATTGCTTCCAGCTTCAGCCGATGGTGCCAACGTACCGCTCAGAACATCTTCGTTTGAAAATATTACGTCTGGGATATAGCCCGCTGTCACCCCTTCGCAGGTTATATCTGCCTTGTATGGGTATCCCGCATATGCTGCATCCTCTGTGAATGCGCTGGATGCAACGTATACGTCCTCGAATATCAAGATGCCATTTTTAATGTTTCTTTTGATTGTCGCCATATCTGCATCATATGTATTCTTGGAAACGTACACGCCCGTTTCCACTTCAATTTTTACAACAGCATCGTTGCCTATATACGTCAGTATATCTAGCTGTCTTTCAATTGCAGTGTCTGTACTGTACGCCGGTATCAGTTCTGCGTTGGCTCCTGCATTACCGTACGAATACAGTATTTCTGCGGTTTCCGTTTTGTCCGTTCTCACAATTTTCGCATACAGGGCGAGTTCTCTGTAATAGAACGCTGCCGTTATGTCCTCATTCGTGAACACGCCTCCGATAACGAAATCACCGTCATTTAATTTTTCTTTTTTATTTAGTTCTATGCTTTTGACCGGCTCTGCCACAGATGTAACAGTTCGGGTCGTTTTGCCAGTCGGCAGATAACCTGATCCTATTACTATTCTGGTTGGAACGAATGTACCGCCAGCCTGCATTTCTGCATATAATTGCCGGCCACCATCAGTTATGCTGTTGTCAAAAAAAGCTGACATATTCTTTCCTCCTAAGTTCTTTTTCCGAGTCTTATCGTCTCGAAGCTCGTTTCTTTGTATCCCACGCCGGCATGAAGCTTCATCTGCCCTGTCAGGGATATCGTTATCCCGTCAAGGTGCGAACTGGCTCGCTTTACCTTGTTCAGTATCTCAAGGAACTCCTGCAGCTTCTCATCTGTAATTGTGGGGTTTGAGCTGAACACTTTGAAGTGTCCCGGTTCTCCTTCATATTCAAACCATTCCTGGATGTATCCGTCTCCGAAGTACGTGTTTATTACTTTTTCGACGGCCCACTTTGTCCCGCGTTTTGAATGCGTGAAGCTACTGTCCATGATAAGCTGTCTTTTTACTTCTACGCTTGCAGCCTGTCTGTACCATTCGATATTCAATTCCCACGCAAGCTTGTCCAGTTCATCTTCAGTGAGTTCATCGACGCGATCCCACACGGAAAATGTATCAAATGTTGCCTTAAGTTTTCTGATGAAGTCATCGATGCCATTTGCCAGTCCAATGTTGAAAACATCATCCTGCATGAATTTTGGCAGGAGCTCTATAAAATTAATATCGTTAAGTTTCATGATGTACTCCTAACTTCTGCCGTGAGTAACTGTGATTTGCCCGCTGAATTTTGCCACTTCGTCGTCGTCAAGGCTTGTGAATGCAGGCGCCGTTATATCAACTCTATCCACTGCAGATGTTCCGTCTGCTGGGGCAAGAATCAGTTTCTTCAGGTAGTCCGGATTGATGTCCCGACCCAAGGCTCCACACTGCCACTCCTTGTACAGATCTATTGCTCCGCCAGCTGCTTCCACAGTTTCAGCTGCCTGAGCTTCATTATCCAGTGTGCAATAATACTTCAACGCTATGTCGTACGTTTTCTGCGTTGGAGCCTTGACAGTTATAACGTCAGTCATAAGCCGCACGTCATCACCAAACACCGCCTGTATTTTTTTCAGATCGTCTTCTGTCGGAACAGCTCCGCCCTTCATCAGAGGATAGATATTTATCTGATTACCTTCCGGGCTTTCAACAGATACATCTATAATGTCCGGATCTGCGGATAAAGCGAAGTATCTTATCGATGACTCTGTTGCTGCTACTGAATACGCGCCTGAAGCAAGCTGAATTCTTTCTCTATATCTCTCATCACCGGCACCGCCGTCTTCCCATGGATAGGGTTCTCCGTCATCTCCTCCCGATGTGCCGTTCAGATTTTCAACCGCCGCCACATACGGTATGAGGTCTACCAGAACATTTACACTGCCTGCAGGCAATCCGTTATATTCCTCTCCAGTTGTCATGCATTCCGCATGCACATCAACATACAGGCTTCCAGCCTGCAAAACTGCTGCTGCAGTAGTTGCAAAGTAGATTTCACCGTCAGGAGTTATCCTTGTCCCCTCCGGAATGATCGTATTTACAGATTGCGCTGCTGACAAGGTGAATCTGAAAGTATCGCTTGCTGGTGAGGCTTCAAGCCTTTTTGTATTTTTCTGTTCGCCGAGAGCGTCAAGGACGTATCCTCTTGCATACTGCAGCATCTTCTGCTTTGCAGTATCGTTCATATTGTTATATACCTGCACGAGTACAAGTATCACAGCCTCCAGGAATATTCTTCTTTCATCTCCCGGATACAGCGGTTCGTCGACCTCGTCCATTACGAAGTCGAGTATGCTGTCATATATCGTCTTGGAGTCCGTCTCGAGAAAATCAAATCTTTCTGCCATACATTCACCTCCCTGCTACTCGTCATCGTCATCTTCTTCCTCTTCACTTTCTGCTATTTCAAGCTCTATGCTGAATTCTCCCTCCGGGCCGATTTCCACATTTACGCCAACCTCTTCAACATCTATTCTTGTCTCATAGGTTTCCACGTTCCAACGTGCGTCCTCCTGGGCTTCGAATTCAGCTTCTTCTGCAGGCATATCAATAATTCTTGCATTAATGCCTTTCACTCTGTCGTAGGCGCATTCACCTCTTACGGTATTCATCAGATTTTCGGCGCAGACTTCCGGGCTTCCGTTTCCTTCTTTTCTCATTCTCTACCTACTTCTTTTTATTCTTATAAGGGTTCTTGTTCTTTTTATCACTCTTGTTTGCCTTTGCGTTTTTGGCGCTTTTTTTATCACCTTTTTTATTCTTCGTCTTTTTCTTCTTTGGTATGATTTCTTTGAAGTGGAGCGTTACTACTGCCTGTATTGTTCTGCCTTTGTTATCAAGCAGAACATCTGATATATCCACACTCATGAGCTTGTACTTATGAGTGCCATACTTAGTTTTCCCTATGTAAAGATAGTCTTTTTTCCCGACTCTTGAGCGCCACTTTGTGAATTCGTTTCTCGGTTTTGCTCCTGCAGCTGCAAGGTACTTAACCGAGAATGACGGTTCTTCTGCAGCTCTACCTCTTGTATTGCTCTTTTTCTTACCCGATGTGTCTTTGTTCTCGTCGGTCTTGATTGCATAAGATGTTGAGAATTCGGTTATCGGGTTTACCTTGGAGCTGGACACCTTGAAGTACACTCCATGCCATTTTGCTACTGTTGACATCTTTTTTCTCCTTATACCGGATCGCCGGTTTTATCTGTACCGCTCGATGTGCCACCATGAGTATATTCATGTTTATGTGTGTTTTTGCCGTCGAGTCTGTCGATTATAATTCCGGTGTTGTCCTCGAACATCGCATATACAACTTCGGTGTTCACGCTCAGATTGCCCCTCAGAAGCACCGGCACCGTAAGCGGCGCTGTTACCGAGTCCTTTGCATTGGACGGAATAACCTCTGCCTTGGCTCCGCCATCTTTGAGCGCTGATATCATTCCTTTATCAATCTCTGCCATTATAACCTCCTGAAGAACACCTTCGCGAAGCCCTTGCCGTAATCATTTCTGATGTGTTCGATGAATACTTTTCCGTCCCACGACGGTGCCCTTTCATTTTCAATATTTGTCACGCTGCCCGGGGCATATCCGGTTTCTATCTCGCCGTAGAAATATCCTGCTCTTGCATTTCGATTTGCGTGTCTGAGGATATTCTTCGCATATCTGCCGGCCTCCTCTTTGCTGTTGACCGTAACTTTAATTTTAGGCACAAGCACCTTGTTCGAACCGTTATCCTCTTTGCCGCTGCCCTTGAAGCTACCCTGTTCGATTTTGCACTTACCATATAGTTCGTCGGACTTGTCAGTATATGCATAATCACTATCCTCACCCAGATACATAGTTTCCTCACTGCTTTTCTCTTCCATATATTCATACGAATACAGCACCAAGGTGCCGTCATACACGAGAAAAGCGCACCCCTCAAGAACGCATAATCTGTTTAGGAACGAAAAGTCGCTTTCGTTCTTCTGCTGTATATAGCTGTAGGTTATATCCTTTATGCCATAGCTTTCAAAGGATAGGTCATGTGCTTTTGCAATTTCCTCTGCAATCTTCTTGAATTTCACCTTCTGCCATGCCTTAGACTTGCGATCCAGTGCAGATGCAGGGATTGATGTTGCGATAATTCTGAACAGGCCGTTGGCAGCTGTCATTCGTCTTATGAACATTTTGCCCGTCTTGATAGCACCGTATTCTACTGCGATTTCATCATCAGTCTTCGGCTGCCATATGTCCCAGAGATGCTCTGTGTCGTTGAATATAACGGTCAGGGTGTCCGCCTGTCCCTCCGCATACATATCGTGGTAGCATGTATTAATGGACACCTCATCTGTTATGTCTTCATTCTTATATTTCACTTCTATCATTACTGCCTCCACGGTGGCAAGGTGTCAGGAAGGTCTGCCTCTTCGAATATAGGGATTCGCAACTGAACGACTTCGTCGAATACCAGCACATCACAATAGTCCGGATTGGCCCGCATTATTTCGCTTGCCAGCATTTCATCGTAATAGAACTTGAACGCTATTATGTCGAACGTATCACCATATTCCGTTATGTAATTCTCGTAGTATGAGGGGGTTCTATACATATTCAAAATCACCTCTTCCTCCGAACCATTCTTCAAGCATATCCAGGAATTCAGGGTATTCCTCCCTTATTGCTTCGATGACACTGTCCTTGTCACCTTCCTGGACTGTGATATGCGGAGCAAATGTTATATTCTCTATTACCACTGTCCCGCCGGAATCACTGGTGCTGCTTTCAAGCGTATAGTCACTTGAATCTGCACCAAGCATCTGTCCTGCCTTTGCCCAGTAGCTGATGTTTTCATCTCTGTATTGAGGGTCAAAACTTATAACCGCCTCTGTACCTGCTTCGCCGGCTATTGACAAGCCGTCTGTAAATCCACCTGCAGCAAGCATCGGTATGCTCGGTATCGAAACGCGAAAGCTCTTGCCGCCGATTACCGGCACCCAGTCCGGGATGTCGATACCAACCCCATTGATGCTGGATACAACACCATTAACTGCTCCTATAACCGCATTGATTGGGGCTTTTACATACCCGACAAGAGATGCGAAACCTGCCCTGAAATGCTCTTTTATGCCGTCAACAATGCCCTTAAGCGAGGTACTGACATTAGTCCACGTTGTTTTCAGCCAGTTTCCAACTGCTACAGCTTTGGCCTTGACTGTGTCCCAGTTCTTGTACAATGCAACGCCTGCGGCTACTACCGCTCCTATGACTGTGATTATTATACCTATAGGCCCGGTCATAAATCTGAACGCTGCGCCAAGCGCTGTGGTTGCTGTAGTCGCAAGACCCGATACTGTCGTCCATGCTCCCGTCGCCACGCCTGACACTGTCAGAGCTGCTGTTGCAGGCCCCATTGCTGCTGTCGAAAGAATCGTTGCTAGCTTAAAGGCTCCGAAAGCTGCAGCTGCACCCATTGCTATGGGAGCAAGTATGTTCAAGTGATCCGATACAAATCCTATGCCGTCAGCCACAAGGTTGATTCCGTCACCAAGCATGGGAAATACAACTCCGGCCGCAGTAGAGATTATAGGTATAACCTTTTCCAGCGTTGCCGTTATTTCCGGCGTTGCCTCCATCAGCCTGTTTGCGAGTTCGCTGGCTATAGGAAGCAGGCCTACTTCAACGTTACGCCTTATAGCCTGCATAGCGGAGTCAAGATCGTTATATTTAACATTCTGAATGCTCTTCAGGGCATCTCCTGCGTCATAGGCTCCGTTCTCCATATCGGCAAGTGCCTGCATGGCATCTGTTCCAAGATCTTCCCACATAGTGCCGAACAGTCCGACGCCTGCTGCATCTCTCGCAACCTTGTCATCCATATCCATCAATCTGGTTATGGTTTCCTTGAACGCGCTATTTGCATCTTCGCCGCCTCGGGTGAACATTTCAAACATTTCATCGGCGTCAAGGCCTAGTGCCTTAAAGGCCTCTGCAGAAGTGTTCGAACCGTCTATCGAACGAATTGAGAATTCTTTGATTGCATCGCCGACTTTGTCGAGGTTCCACGCGCCGCTGTCTGCGCCCTGCTGGAATATGTTAAACATATCATCGGCAGAGAAGCCGAGCTTTGCGAACTGAACAGAATACTCGCTTACCGAGTCAAGAAGCTCGCCGGAGAAGTCAAGCCCGTTCTGTGCGCCGGATGCAATGTAGTTCATCGCTTCCTCGCCCTCAACCCCGAAGTTTGTCATCATAGCTTTTGCAGCTCTGGCGCTCTCTGATACGTCGTACTCGAATGCGTCGGACAACGCAAAAGCGCCCTCCGTAGTCGCCTGCAGCGCATCACCAGTCAAGCCTGTCATTCTTGTAATCTGCGATACACCTGCCGAAACCTCTTCAAAGTTTTCACCGTAATTGTTCTTGTACACGTCTTTGATGACATCTCCGAAGCCCTGCATTTCTGCAGCAGTTGCTCCGGTCTGCGCCTGCAGGGAATTCAGGGATTTGTTGTAGTCATTGCCAAGCTGGGCAAGGTATTTGCCGCCTTTTACGACGCCGACTCCAACAGCAGTTCCTACTGCGGCACCAACTGCTAATGCTTTTACATTAGCTCCTTCGAGTCGGTTCTGTACTTCTGTCATCGCCTTTTCCAGCGATGGGTCTATCTTTCCGACAAGAGATATGGCGGTTTCCAACACTTTGCCTTTCATTTTTGCCTCCTATCTCTTTCTCTTGAATGCTTTTGTTCTTTTTAGATTTTCAATTCTTTTTCTTTCGGCTGCAGCCTCTTCAGCTGCTTCACCGTATTCCGTGAGGAAATCTATCAATCGCATTCTTCTGAGCTCGATGATTCCTGCGTTGAAAGTTCTTCCGAATTCTCTGACTGCACGTCGGAGTTGTTCTCCTTTGAGGCTGCCCCCGGCGTGCGCATAATAAAAAGCCAGCCAATATCAGTAAACGATAACACGTCAAATCCTGACGCTCTCTTGAGGTCTTCATAATCAATTTCAGGATTGCAGGCTATAATTGCTTCATATCCCAGATACATATGCAATGCATAGTCGTTCTCTTTCTGCTTAAGCTTTGACATCATGCCTCTGTCCGACTCTGCTGCCTTCGAGCATGCCTTCAGGTACTGGTCTGTTGTTATCGCCTCTACGTCATAGCTGAGTTCTGTACGTTCAGTTCCATTGATAATGATTGGCCGTTTCAGGGTTAATGTTTTTTTCATTTTCCGCTCCTTTCAAAAAGCTGTAAAAGCCTCACTCTTTTTGTTGAGCGAGGCATATTTTTTACAGCAGATTTTTTACTCCTGAGGAATAGTTGTGTCCATTGATTTTAAGGATACCTGCAAGCCTGTCCACAAGGTGAACTTCCTTGCCGTCCACGAACAGCTGGTATCTGGTCACTTTAATTGTGACTTCCGAGCTTGTGGCTTCACCCGGAACTACTCCGATTTCGGGCACCGATGCCGGTATTCCCTTGACGAATGCCTTGCAAGCTACAATCTTGGTGTTTCCAGCCTCGTCGATAGTCTCCTGCGGGAATCTGAATTCATACGTTTTCATGCTTGCATCAATCATTCTTGAGAAGCCCTTGTCAAGTCCCACCTTGGTTATTGAGGCTTCCATATCTTCAAGACGCGCCCAGATAGGGAAAGACATTGTGCCCATAGCTTCAACGTCTGCAGTAGTAGCTTCTATTGCCGGAAGCGTGAACTCAACATCTTCTGCTGAAAGCACATTATCAACGTATAGCGTGTTTGCAAGGATAGGTCCGTTTTTAACCATTATTCTTCACCTCCGTATTCTGTTTCGAAGCCCTCTGTTGTGTAGGCAATTTTCATCTTGCCACTCTTGAACGGTGGCGTCGGAGTAAGTCTGTTTCTCCATGTGAAGTTACCCTCAACAAGTTCCTCTGTAGGATTGTCGGTTTCGACGAATTCAACAACCGGTTCTCCGATGAGTGCTCCTTTAGCTTTCAAGGCATCCACTTTTTCCTGCTCTCTGTTTCTGATGGTTTCCGCCATAGCCTTTGTCATAGGCTTGTCTATTGTCAGTCCCCATTCCTCCTGGAACTTATTCGATATGTGCATCATCATTCTGATGCTGTTGTCGAATATGGCTCTTTTGTCAATGTCTGTTCCATATTCATACGCAGCAGTATGCGGTCCCCACAGCACGTTGGATCCGCCCCAGTATACAGCAGTTGTTATGCCTGCAGCATTCAGCTTGTTGGCTGTTGCCTGATCAAACCCTTTGTTTGTGCTGTCCTCTCCGAAGTACTGTTTGCCCGGTGGGATCTGCTTGTTAGATGGTGTTTCCATAGGCACGCTGTCGTTCTGAGTGTCCACAACAAGCATCAGCCACGCTGTGAGCGTTGATATGTGGTAGATATCTCCTTCGGTTGTTTTCCACATCGGCCAGCAAACTTTTGATACTTCTTCTGCGTAGTCATTATCTTTTTTCCATTCGATAGCGTTGTCGATTGATGTTGTAGTTGTAGCGTCCAGGTCAGCAATAACCATTGCGTCCCAGTGTCCATTAATCTTGCTTGCTGTGCTGATCATCGCCTCATATACTTCTTTTGTGCTGCTGAAGCCTGGAGCTGCGATTATATTGGTTATAAGGCCAAGCTCCTGATATACAAGCTTAACTGCACCAAGCCCTGTACAGTCTCCCTCATCAGATGAAGTGCCTATGATATCATCCTTATCAACTGCATCAGGCGTTACCTCTTTGTATGACGCCGTTGCCGCGCTTAGCGTTGATGACTTAATGATTGTTTCGCCCGCTTCGAAATCGTATTCAAGGGTGTAATCAGTCCCCTCGAGCTTATCTGCAATGGCAAATGTATCTAATATGATTTTGTCGCTCTTAATTTTTGCCTTGCCTTTTGCAAAGGTGAGTGATACAGTTTTCTGCTGCGAAGCAACGTGCGACTCCGGGTCAAGCACATTTATAAAAACAACAGGTCCCGCATTTTCTATAGGATTGTCGAAGTGCGCCTTGATAGCTTCGCACAGCGTGAAGCTGTTCCAGTCACTTGAATATCCTATCTTCTCATATGCTTCAGCGAGATTGCTGATTTTAACTGGCTGATTGACTATGCCCTTGCCGGAGTATTTTCTTATGAGGTTGACCGGAGCTGTCCCGATGTAGACCGGAATAGTTCCGGATTTAACGGGTATTGTATTTATGGTCTTGTCGAATTCACCATAAGTACCATGCATATATGCCATTTTTTATCTCCTCCTTCTATAAATATTCATCAATTTTTTTATTCTGCGACGAACGTCGCTTCAGCGTAAAAGAAACAGTGGCGTACCAGAACGGATAATAGTCTGCTATGCCGCCTTCTTCCTGGTAGGGCTCGTATTTTATGCCTTCTTCCTTGTCTATCGGGATTCCGTCTATATCTGTTGTGGCCTCAAGTTCTTTCAGAATTATGTCTATCCAGTTCCAGATATCGCGCCATCCGCCTGCGTTTCTTTTGTAATATTGCTCCGCCTCTTCTCCTGCCCATTCTCTGTGTTCTCCCGGCTTTTCATTGTTTGGCAATAATACATCTTTGCCATATGTTCCCGGGTTCCAGCACGACAGGTTCATCTCGATATTTAAACTCCCGCTATTGCGGTAATCAGTTCCGTCTAATATCCTGATGCATACAGATGGGATAGGAAAATCGGCACCGGGCGGAAGTTTGTCCCTCGTTGGAATATATATAGGGAAACAGGCGGGCGATGCTTCTTTATATTCATAATCAGCATCTGTCGCAGCTTCTATATCTTCCGGCGGAACTTTCAGCTTAATTTTGCTGCAGATATTTTCTTCCGTCCATTTTACAAGTCTGTCCATTGTATTTGCTATAGTCATAAATTCTCCTTTACGCAAGGTTTTCTCTCAGAGTGATTGTCGCCACTCCCATATCCTCTGACCAGTCATCTATCGTGTAGTCCCTGTGGTCAATGTTAAGGCACTGGCCGGCAGATCTCCTCTTTGGCAGGTCTTTGGCATAAGCGTAGAAAAGAGAGGCGGACTCAGCAACAGCCAAGTCCTGACCTCCCTGTTTTTCTTTCAGCTTGTCGTCATCTATTACAATAAGAATTTCGGAGCCCTCTATGAGATGTTTTTCGCCGAAAAATTCGATATCGAGAAATACATCCTTGATATCTTTTTCTACCATGTCTTTGAAGCCCATATCTACACTGTAAGATCAGGCACATCTTCCTCATCGTCTTCATTCATTGCTTCGTATATGATTTTTACGAATTCATCTTTCTTCGTGCCTTTTTCGTATTTGATTCCATGAAGCTCTGCTATAGTTATGAGCTCGGCCAGTTTAAGGCTTTCAAGCTCTTCAAAAGTATATTCCTGCGGTTCATCACCGCCTTCCTCCTGGCTTTCATCTGCAGATTCCTCTTCAATGGTTTCCTGCTCGGTGGCATCTTCTTTCACATCTTCCATGTCATCCGCTTTTTTTTCTTCCTGTTCTTCAACGTATTCTGCGATTCCCATCTCTACAAGCTCTTTTTCACGCTTTTTTGTTAGCTCAAAAGGCTCGCTGTCTTTGGTTTTAGGCTCAATGGTTTTGCCTTTACGGTATCCAAAGGTCGTGTCTGTGATAATTCTTATCATTTTCTGCTCCTTTCTGGTCGGGTCTAGGCTGTAACCTTAGACGAGATCCATGGATTCATGTGATTAGGGATAAGCAGCGGAGCTGATGAGAGTGTTGCCGATCTTGTGTTTCCGACTGCATCCGCTATATATTTAGGAACTCTTCTTTCTGCGTAAGTGTGGAAATTTCCGTCCATCTGTTCCAGCTGAGTAACCGCGCCGTACACTGTCCTGCCGGCTGCAGGAGAAGTCAGAACAACGTTTCCGGCAGGGAAGAACGCTTTCTCAGTGCCATCTCCATCCTGGTACGTTCCTGCTACAGTATAGATTGTAACTTCAGGTCCGTATACATTGATTATTCCCAGTCTTGATACGCCTGTCTCTTCCTGTATCGGCTCAAGAGTTCCAAGTTTGTAGTTGTTAATATCGAAAAGTTTCTTGATCGTTTCATCGCCAATTATGAGCTGTGCTACGTCAGGCGCTACCAGCAGCTCGTTTGCCGGAAGTCCTCTCTTTGCGAGCATCTGAATCATAGCGTATATGTCTCCGAGAATGTCGCAGCCGGTCGTTCCCCATTTAGTTGTCGGAGTGTACGAAGCAGGGTTTGTCGCTTCATCGTAGAACTTGATTTCATCTTCTCTGACAACGGTAGTGAGATCATCTGCATATTCCTTGATTGTGCACTTGTTGTTAATAAGAGTTTCCGCTGCCATAACCTCTTCACGTCTCGTTATCATATCGCCGAGTTCCTGAATGTCATTTAGAGTCATTGCTGCCTCTCTGTCTTCCGGGGTAAGATCGCTCATAAGGGCCTCGCCAAAGCCTCTTCTCTTTAGGTCATCAATTGTCAGCATTCTTCTCGGTGCCAGTAGTGGTGGTTCGTATTCTCTCATCTTTGAGCCGTCTCTCAGGATTGTGATTCCGCCTCTTCTTGGTGATACGAACGGCGCGACTTTTCTGTTGCCGTCTTTGTATTCAACCAGAACTTTCGTTGTCGCGAATATGTCGGTCGCATCATTGGTAGGGAAGTATCTGTCCCTTAAGAATGTGCTCATTGGCGGCTGTTCTTTAACCGCCTGCAGTAACTGATAAGTGTTCAGAAAATCTATTGCCATGATATCCCTCCTTACATTGCTTCCGAGATGAGAATTCCAACATCTCTTAACGCTTCTTTGTCTGCTGCGCCAAATGTCTTACCGGATGCGACTATCAGTTTGTTGCTCGCAAAGTGTCCGGTTCTATATGCAAGTGCAACTGCATCTTCTGTTGTGCCAACTTCAACGTCTTCTGCGAGAATGCAGTTTGCAGTCAGCGTTTCATTTGTTGCTGCAGTTGTTCCAAGCATAACCATAAGGTTATCGCCTGCCGTTCCTGTGGATAATGCAAGCACAGTTCCTCTTTTGAGTGTCGCTGCATCGCTAGACTGTTTTCTTATTTTTACAGTGAATACATCTGCAGGCGGATTGATGTCATATATCAGTCCGTCATACTCTGTAGCAGGGTAAGTGTCGTATCTTTTTGTCATCTTTTATTTCCTCCTCATATTTTTTGCAAGTTCTGCAATTCTTTTTGCCTCTGCAACAGGGTCCTCTGCCGGCTTATCCTCCGGTTCTGCTGGCAACGTTCCTACGCCGTTTGCACCCGATGCATTTGCATCCACGTTGAGTGCGTTAAGTACGTTCGCACCGGTCTTTGCCTGCATCTGCAGAGCCTTCATTGCAATTTCCTCTGCCGTCATAGGGCTGTCTCCGTACTTAGCCTCTGCCAGAAGATTTTTATCTGCGACTGCATTTTCAATTTCGTCAATCGCTTTAATTCTCTCCCTTTCTGCATCGGCACCTTCTTTTCTTGCATTCGCTATGGCTTCAGATTCAATCTGTGCCACCAGCTCCGGGAATGCTGCACGCAATGCTTTTACGTCTTTGATGTCCATCTCTTCATTTCCTCCTTCTTTGAGATTGTTTTTTATTGCAACCGGTGGCACCGCCTCCGTTATTGCCATGTTTTCAGGTGTTCCATATACCGAGTAAATTTTATTCATTATTTTTTCGACAAGGCCGTTTTTCGGTTCGACGTTTTCCGTTATCACTTCATCAGCAAGGCCTTTTTCCACAGCTTCGCTTCCCGTCATCCAGTTTTGACCTTTCACAAACTGGCTGGCCTCTTCATAAGTCGTTCCCATAGCTTCGGCATAGACGTTAATTATAGCCTTGTTGTGGGCCTTAAAGTCTTTGATTATACCTTGCAGGTCTTCAACGTTGTAGAAGCCCCACAGAAGCCCTGACACGCCGTGTGCCATAAGATTGCTGCCGGAGTTCATCTTGCGCACATCGCCCGCCTGGAAAATAAGGCTGGCTGCTGATGCCGCAAGTCCGTCGTTTATTGTTGTTACTGTGCCCTTTAAAGCTTTCAGTCTGTTGTATATGGCAAGCCCTGCGTAAAGGTCACCGCCGCCAGAGTTGATGTGCACTGTTATGTTTTCCTTGTCTTTGAGCTCCTCAAGATCTGCAAGGAAATCTTCAGCTGCAATATACAGACCATCGATTTTTTCTCCTGTCCACCAGTCTCGCGGTGTTTCCATTACAACGTCACCGTACATGCTGATTTCCGCTCCGCCTTCATCGTCTATAATCATGTTGTAGGCTTTCGCAGGTTTCCTGTTGTGCATCCCGCCTTTTTCGGTAAGATACTGGTTATATGTAATCATTCCATTCCTCCTGTTCCCTGTTTTATGCTGTTCGCATTTTTTATTTTTTCATTCTCTATCTGCAGCTTGTCTATGTTGGTATCGAATTCACTGCCGTTAAGCTTAATAGCTTCCTGTTCGTGGGTAGATAGTCCATTTTCAATTGCGTCAACTGCTGCCTGTATCTCCTTGGTTGGATCCAGCATTCCCTGTGACGGTCCTATCCACTCACTTTCAAGATAGGCCTGTCTCAGTATCGGATCTGTCAGAAATCCCGGAGCGGATATTCGCCCTGACGCTACAGCTTCCGTGAGCCATATTTCGTATACCGGCCTGCACAAGCTGTTGGCTATCCACGTTCTCCGCATTTTGAAGGCCTTCCACGCTTCCAGAAGTGCCGCTCTGCTTGCAGAATACGAGGCGTTGAATTCTTTCAGGAGCAGATCTGCAGGTATTTCAAGAGCTGCGCCTATCTGTACGCACAAGGCTCTGACGAATTTATCGAACGCCGTTGCCGGATGTGTCGGTGTGTTGAACTTGATGTCCTCTCCCGGCTCCATAACGTTGATTGTTCCCGGACCCATTTCGTAGTCGTTCGGATCTTTGCTCACCTCTTCAACGTAGTCCTCGCCGGCTTCATTGAACGGAAAGTCATCCGCCCCCGCTTCGGTTGTGACAAAGGCAGTCATAAAGCTTTGAATGACTGCAGCGGTGATTTCCGCCTCTGTATATCTTTTTATCTGCAGCATCGGCTCTATTACCTGTGCCAGATACGGAACACCTCTGTACTGTTCAGGTCTTTCACTTTCCATTATCTGCAGAATGTTCGGCAGACCCGTTTCCTTGCCGTAAGCCTCAATTCTGACAAAGTCTGTAGGCTCTGTCGTCCTCTCGTAAGGATAATTATTTGCAATGTAGTACGCAGTAATCATTCCCTCTGAGTCCACTTCCACGCCATCATATATAATATTTCCGTTCTTGGCCTTGCCTTTTGTTGTGCTGAGGGCATAGCTGACTGCATTTGCACTTGGTGTTCTGCACCGGTCCGCTTCTATTACGTGCAGCCTTAAGCCGTACGGGCTAAGAGGTGTAACGGCTCTCCTCTTCATCAGTACGAATACGTCACCTGATGCCAGAGCCGACATAAGACATAGCTGCTGAATTCCGTAAAAGTCATTTATGCCTGTTGCATCACAGGTATTTTTCTTTGTAGCCCACAGTCTAAATTCTGCCTCTGTTTTTCGCTGCCATTCCTTTGCGGCATCAAGACTCATTCCCAGCGTTTCTCTGTCGATTGCACTTTTAAGCCGCAATCCTATTCCGATTACGTTCGTCCTGTTCGTCTTGATCGCGCTGGCGCATATAGGCGCTCCCATAGCAAGCGCTCTCGATCTCTGCCTGAGGGTATAGTTGTTCTCATTGATGTCCTCGTGAGGCGATCCGCTTGTTGCAATCATCCCTTTGAGCGCTCTTTTTGTTTTGCTTGCTCCGGCGTTAGAATAGCCTTTATTCTGTATGGTTCCAACTCTATATGCTGCCGACGCAGGTCTTTGCCTTGCTCTGTTAATTGTTCTTTTTCGCATTTTCCCTCCTAAAATAAGAGAGGAAAGGAGCAACCTCTCTTATATGCTAAAAGCTCCGCCTTTTACAGCAGAGCTTCACAGCCTTTAAAAATCTCTCGGAATCACTCCTACGGCTTTTCTTTTTTTGCCGCCTCGCAACTGTTCTTCGAGAGAATCAATTTCTTTTTCCAGCTTTTTTATACTGTCTTCTATCTTAGGCAGATCGAACCTGCTCAGGTTCCGGCTACCTATTGCATAGGACTGGACCTGTCCGGAAAGTAGTTTTGAATACGCGTCATTTGCAAGCTCCAGCTGCTCTTTTTTGGTTTCCAGTCTTGTTTTTATTACTTCTCTGCTTGGCATATTACCTCCTAGTACAGATTGCTGTTTCTTTTGACTTTGCTCTTGCTTTTAGGCATTTCTCTAGCTTGAGGGGCACCTTTCATTCTTCGCTCAATGGCATCAAGGTCAGGATCTATCATCCTAAACGCTGCAAGCGCATAATTGCGGCAGTCAAGCGTTTCATTTCTGATATGACCGGGGAGCTTTTCCCACGTCCATCGTGTTTTTCCATTGGAGGTTTTAAGCGTCAGCTTCTCAGACAAGAGACCGCTGAAGAATGTTGCATCGTAACCGCGGCGTTCATCCCTTGGGAAGTGGCAGTATTTCGCCCCCGCTTCCTGAACCTTAATATTACTCATTATTTCTGCCTTGCCTGAATCAACTCCTATAGTGTAGAGCCACGCCTTGCCTATCTTCTTGCCGTTGATCATTATATTGACTTTAGTCGGAGGCTTGGTGTACGGTATGCCGTCGCCACCTTTTCCCTTAATAGCAAATACTTTTTTATTAATTCTTTTTTTGCATTCTCTGTACACGTCCTGTGTCTTGTTGCCGCCGCTGTCTACGAATGTAACAGATATCTTAAGACCTTTGGCCGGGTCTTTGAATTTATATACTTTGTCTATCACTTCATCAAGCTTTGACCAGACTTCCGAATAATGAGGATCTCCGTACAGTATGCCCTTCTTGATACCCCATGTTTCACCGTAATGCCCGTGACCTACAACTTCATACTCAAGTCTATCGCCCTGCGTATCAACTCCGCAGGTAAGCACAAGCACGCCTTCCGGCAGCTCTATAGGCGAGCCGTCTTCTCTTGTTCCGTATTCTTCACGCCTTGACATCATTTCATCTTCATCGACAAGGTCGCCCCTGTCTTCCCACAGTTCTCCCAGTATTGTGTTGAACACAACTTTCATTTGCTGCGGATCTCCTGTGGCTGACAGGAACGCATATATAATTTTGTTCCATGAAGTCCATGGAGATGCAAAGCCGCTCAGCCAGAAGGAACGCTTCCCTTTTTCGTATGCATCAGGATACTTTGCAATCCACTTTGCAGGTGCTTTTCTCGCTTCCTCTTCAGTGATCAGACACCCGCAGGACGGGCAGCACCATTCAACTGATTTTACGATATAGTCTTTCTTCTTGCCCTTTTTTATGGTTTCGTAATCGAACTTAATATTGTCAAAAACTATGGCGTGCCATTCTCCGCAGTTCGGGCATTCAGTGCACCATCTCTCCTGCGTCCCTTCGTTATACAGCTGTTCGATTTTGCTTGCGCCTTTAATTGTCGGTGTCGATACGGCAACCATTTTGGCATTATAAAATGTCTTTGTTCTCGCTTCCGCAAGCCTCCAAGGATCGCCTTCCGTCCCTGCAGACAGTGCCCATCTGTCAACTTCATCTCCGACAACATATCTAACCGGTGTTGATGCCAGAGCGCTGGCGCTGTTGGAACCAACCATGGTCAGCATTCCGCCTGCGAATGATTTCTGCAGCATGGTATTTCCGCTATCTCTGCTTTTGACATCAGCCACCTTCCTGGACAGCACTTTGCAGTCCCGTATCATTGGGGCAATCCTGAGCCTTGAAAACTTCCTCGCATCATCAAGGGTCGGCTGTATGTACAGTATGCTTCCCGGGTCCTCATCTATTGTGCGACCTATCAGATTGAGAATAACTTCCGACTTGCCGACCTGAGAGCCCGCCATAAACGTTTCCGCCTCCACTTTCGGGTCTGTAAATGCATTCATAATCTCCACGAGATACGGCGTTCTCTCGTTTCTCCAGGGTCCTGCCTCTGCAGAGCTCTCTCTTGAAAGAACTCTGTTTTTTTCGGCCCATTCCGATACCGGTACATCTGCAGGGGGTTCATAATTCTTGAAAGCCTTGGCGAACGTTTTGTCTACAGGTCGTTTTCTTTTTTTACTCTTCTGAGGCTTCACCCCAGCCCTCTCTTTCCTTTACTCTTCGCTTATATTCCTCCGCATCGTATTCATACTCCGATAACCCCTTGAGCAGCCTGTAGACCTCTCTTTTTATGATTTCAGCAACCTCTGCAGCATTGTCACTGGCTGCACAGTCAACTGCTAGCTTGCCAGGCAGGCTCATAAGTATGGCGCGCAGCTGCAAGACGTGGTCGGTCATTATAGCCTCAACATCTTCTGCTTTGTGCATTTCGCCCTTCAGCTCTTTCAGCTTAAGCTCGTATATCTCCGCTTTTGCGTCTTTATACCGGGCATCGCCGTCAAGCTTCTTGCTTTCATTTTTGCTGTCCTCGCTGCTTTTAACTTTGCTGTTTGCTTTTTTCGAGAGGTATTTTATATACGCTTTAATCGTTGGCAGCAGGTCGAACTGCAAAGGGCTGCCCTCGCCTTTTATTATTTTGTCTTTATTCAGTTGTTCGACTCGCCTGGCTGATACATTGAATATGTCCGCGATTTCCTGCGAGCTTTTTAGATTCTCTGTCTGTTTCATTCTGTCCTCCCTAACGGCTGCGAAACGAAATCCCCTGAAAAAAAGTTTTCAAAACTAGCAGGTTTTTGGGATCGCGAGCACCGCAGATACTTTTGCTTTCCGAAAGTACCTTTTCACTTTTACAGTTCTGTTGTTTAATCTGTTTTTTATTATTTTATTATTTAAAAAATCTTTCTGTATAGTGCTCAAACCTCTTACCCAGCTCCTTGCTTATCTTGCTGTATATATTTTTCTCCACCTGCGGGTTACTTACCATCTGCGGTACGGATAATGTCTTGATTGCCTTGAGGTCGTTCCTCCTGTGGCTCACGCGCTGAAACGGGATGAAGTTCGTGCCACCCGCGTGCGCATTGCCTGCGGACATAAGCATCACAGGACTCTTATTGCTCGACCTCTGCCCCTGCCTTGTGAAGTTCCGGCCGATGTTCTGTCTCTGTTTCTTCGTCAACTTCTTGACCTTGCCCAGTGTCTTCTTGCCGCCCTTGGTTATCTCCGTTTTAAGAGTATATGACGCTCTCGGTGTCTTGGGTGTCATTCCAAACCTTACAGGGGTAAGCACTCTGCCTTTGTATATAATTCTCACAGAGTCAACAGTTCTGCCTGCAACCTTTATCTTGCCGGCTGTGCCACCGTTTTTTACATTGGGGTTTATGTCATTTTTTTTAATTCCGTAGTGCTGCGCTACTTCTGCAGCAATCCAACTAGACCCTCGCTTCCTGAAGTCATTCAACGTTGACTGAATGACCCTGTCTGAGGACGCCTTCATCTTCTCCAGCTCTTTTACTGTCTGCACATACGTGCCTCTTATTTTTCCCATATGCATAATAAAAGAACACCGCCTAAGCAGTGTCCTTTCGACTCCCTTGTTCGTTTAGTCTCTTCGACAATATAAGTGTACCATATCAAAACCGGGCAAAAGCGGGCAACTTTTAATTTTTCATAAAATTTCTTAAAAGCTTTCTCGCGTGGTCTGGGTTTATATGGTTGGCCTTTCCCACCTGTTCCCAGCTTAAACAGTCTATGAATCTGCTGCGCAGGAGTTCTCTCATTCTCGGGTCGTTCACCGTTTGTATGTATTTCTCTATTTCTTTCACCAGGCGCTGCGCTTCTGTAATATTTTTTTCAATCTCCGTCTCCAGCAAGCGAATCATTATCGGCAACTCAAAATCAGTTGTTGGTATTCCTCGTATAAGCAGCGGTATAGCCTTGCCAGTCTTATAGTCGCTCACAATGTCTCCGACCACTTCTCCGGATCGTTCTTCTCGTTTTCTCAGTCTAGCGAGTCTTCCCTTTTGCTGCTTTATTTCGTGTTGAAGCCAGTAATAGTTTTTGAGATCCTGCTTTGTCATTTACTCTCCTTTCAGCAATCCAAGACAGCCCATATGTCATCAAGCATAAGGGCTTCCTGTTCTTCCTCGTAATTCGCCTTGTAGTATTCTCTTGAGGATACTACTTCACCTTTTGGCCACACTTTGTATTTCCGTGGGTCTTTTTGGGCAATCATTGTGTACTCCAGATGCTCAATCTCTGTTATGGGGTGCTTATATCTGGTTATTCTGTCTTCCGGGATATAATATCCCGAGATAGGCTTTGGGGCTTCGAATAATTCTGCAATATCAACATACTGTCTTTTGATTACCGGTTTAACCAGATTTGCGCTCGGCGAATATCTTTTCTTATGAACTGCCCCCGGCTCTCTGAATGTCTTCCGAGTTTCTTTTATCAGGTATTCTGCTAACTCCTGATAGTCTCCGGTCTCATCAAGCATCGAGCAGTACACGTGGCCTTTACCCCATTTTTCTCTTATCAGATCCATATCGTTGCTGTTGATTATAATATGGTGATGCGGCCTTTTATTCTCATATTCAGTTACTGCTATGTACTTCAATTCCTTGCCCTGCTTCTGCATGGCGTATCTTAACCTCCTCAGAAAATTGTCCCTGTCTTTTGCCGCCTGTTTTTGTGTGGGCGCTATAGCGTATGTCAACGTGTAGTGACCATCACCTTCGCCGAAGTTTGCATCAATCAGCATTGTCAGATTTCTTTCTGCAAGTCTGTCATTGTTCTTCCTCACCATATCTGATGTTATATTTCTTCTCTTTGCTCTTTTCCCTGTATGATTTCCGGCAGGAAGTTTTACGGTGGTGCCGATCACTTTTCCCGCTACCCATCTTTCTCTTATCGCTACTGCTGATTTCATCTTTCGCTCCGGTTTTAATATTCTAATCAAGTTTGATTGCTCTACATACGAGCTCATCTTCTTACCTTATATATAGTAGTTTTTCGTTTTGTCTTTACAGCACCTCTCTGAGTGCTGCATATAACGCATTCGCTTCTTCTGTTGAAAGGGTTGTTCCCTTGCTCATCTTTTCGTGGTCTGAAGTCCACGCTCTTATGTCATACTTTGCTGCTTTTCCACTCCAGCTCACTTTGTTCAGTTCCAGTTTCCAGCCGCCGGATCTGTCGCCGAGCTCTGCAATGTGTTCTGTTATCTTGTAGTCTATAGCCATTTTCGCCTCCGTTGGTTATGCCTGGGACTGCTTTTTGCTGCTTGTCCCAGGCTTGCTTAATGGTTATTTATTGTTGTATTCCTCCTGCTCCTTCAAGAACTTCTCCTGTTCTTTCGAAAGTTCTAAAGTGCTTTTAATCTGCTTTTGCGCGTATGTTTTCTTTTTCTTTGCCTTCTTTGTCCTCTTATTCCTGTTCATTGCCGCAAGCGCGCAATGCGGGCAATGATTTCCTTTATATACGGCGTTGCATTGTTCGCACTGGCGTACTATACCGTCTTCGCTTGTTCCGATTATCATCAGATTGCCTCCACCATTATTTTCAGTGCAGTGGTTTCCTTGTCGCCTGTGTCAATGTCTATGAATGCCGGCCTGCAAATTATATCCAGTCCGCTGGCAGCTACATAGCCTCTTGCTATAGCTACCGCCTTAATCGCCTGATTAACCGCTCCTGCTCCTATAGCCTGAATTTCTAATTTTTTATCTCTTCTTGCAATCCCTGCAATAGCTCCTGCCGCCAAGTTTGGCCTTGTGCCTGATCCTACTTTTAATTTTTCCATTTCTTAATTCCTTCCTGCAGCATTCGCTGCTGATTAATTGATATTAGATACAGCCGAAAGGGGCCAGTCCATAAGTGTACGACGCGACGCTGAAGTCGGCGTCGCCGTTCGAGTAGACTCCGCAGAAATAAGTCGAATTGCTCGAATAAGGAGAACGCTCCCACCAGTAGGCCTGATATCCTCCGGAGCCTAGACACTTAATTCTGTTAAGCGGATTTTTATAAAATTCAAATTGTGCGCCTTCTCCCTGTGCAGAGTATTCGGTGCTTCCGTACACCTCAACCTCTGCCGGAAGCGCAAACAGGTCTGTCGTTTCAACAACCTTCCCATTCGCATATGTAGCGTTTACAAAATTCTTAAATATCGGCTGCAGGGTCTGGGGAATTGACTGCGCAAACCCGTCATTGCACCATTTCCTTACGTCCGAAGTTTCCCAACCGCCTTCATTTGTATCTTCTTTATTGATTTTGTCCTCTTCCTTGAGGCAGTCCTTTAGACCGACTACGAAACTGCAGGTTGTCCTGCCTGACTCGGTAGGCGTTAGCAACGCCTTCTCGCCAGCGTTCATTAATACGAATTCAGCCTCCTGTCTGCTGTGGGACGTATACCATTCGCAGCCTTCTGTCTCAGACAGCATAACTTTTCTTACATCTCCAACATTCCAGTAATCTTTCAAATCGATCAGTCCCTCGTCTGCTGCCTTAACCATTGCAACTATTTCTTCATCTGTTCCGTCTGCCCAGGTTACAATCTTCACCGGCGCTTCAGCGGGGCCGTCTTCGCAACGCTTCGCTGCCGGTATCATTTCCTGCGCGCTATTCATATTGCTGTTAAAAATAATATTGATTGTTCCTATATTTATCTCTGACATTTTACTTCTCCTTTTCTTTTTAATATCCTACCTAAGCCCTTGTGAAATCCTACTATATCTCCTGAGCATATCTGACCTCTGAATGTCCTGTACTGCTGATACGTAAGCATATTTTTATGCTCGTACAGCTTGTCCATTGCTTCTTTCTTGTTCATCTTCATTACCCGCTCTCCTGTTCCATAGGTTTATAGCTTCGTCCTATTAGTGTCATAGCTTCGTTATAGAACATTCTGATTGCCCACCTTTCTTATTGCGCGCTCTCTCAGCTTTGCATAGTCGTTATAATTCATTCCTGCTCACCTGCCTTTGGACAGTCTTTAATTTCCGCAACCCACTTGCCCCTATACGGCTCGTGATAGCAGCCGAGGAACATAGACTGGTCTTGGGCAAAAACAGCTCTTGCATACTCGCAGGGGTGACATCTGCCTTTGGGTAGACTTTTGAAAAATTCCTTAATTTCATTGCTCATTTTTACTCACCTCTTCAATAGTAAAATAGAGGCATTCTTCATCATCAAGCCATTCTCTGATAGAAGCTACGCTTGAGTGTTCTAAATCAACAAGATCGGAGTTGTCAATGTGGAACCGATATACACTTGCTCCGTTGCTCAAGAACGGCATAACCTGCTCTTTTTCAATCTGTTTTATTTTTTTCATTCTTTTATGTCCTCCCATAAAATTGCCCGCCCGCATTTGCGGCAGTAGTTTTCTGTGTTGTCAACAACGGCTTTGCAGCTTCCGCAAAGACCTATTCTGTAGTTTTCGCAAAGTACGTCATTAAGGACTGTGACGTCCTTAGGCGCTTTCTTTTCTTCCTTTTCATCCAGTTTCCCTGACAGAACAAGAGCTGCAGCTTCTATGACAATTGTCATCATAGTTATGTCGAGATTGTCCCAGTCTATATCTTTTTTTGTTTTACGTTGTCCCGCGTTCTTCTGAGTTGTCATCCCTATAAGATCATAGACCGCTTCTTTTAGTGCTTTGACGTTTACTTTTTGTCCTCCGTCCATCAGGAAGCGCCGCATGGTAGCTTTAATTATGTTTGCTGGATTATTCTTCATTTGATCTTCTCACCTCTGACTATATACTTATAAGCATGTCGGCTTTAATAATTTCATAGATTATATCAAGATATGTCCTTGTGTCTCGATATTTACAATTCGGATTTTTATGTATTCTTGGGTCGTCTATCTTCCATTCATCAACGTCAAATAGCACATTGCTTACAAACAGAAACTTCTTCCCTCTTGCTACGCAAAGATAATAACAATTGTGCTTGCCTGCTTCACCCTTGCACTTTTTAAATCCGAGCTTTTCAAATTCTCTAATATTCACTTTAGGTTTCAGCACTATTTCACCTCCACTCTTGCGAACTCCTCTATCGTCTTAGCCTTCTGATAGTCGGCGTAACTCTTGCCTTGCTTGCGCATTTGCCTTTCAATCTCGAATGCCTTTGATTTTTTTATATTCATTTCCGGTTTGTACACAGGTTTGTTTCTTTCCTTTGTCGGGGTTGTTCTGCAGGAAGGGCAATATTTCTCCCTTCCTGCAGGAGTAAATCTTTTCTGGCAGTTTTCGCACACTACTACAGGCTTTACGCCGAATTTCTTTGTTTTGGACCACACCCAGTTTTCTGTCGCCCCTTTCATCTGGGCTATTTCTTCTCTCGTATATTTGCTGCAGAGTTCTCTGAACTCTTCCTCTGTTATCGGTATCTTTCCCGGCATTATATTGCCTCCTGTATCTGGGAGAGCGCAGTCTTTAGCGCTTTTTTCATACTCTCCTGCTGCTGTTCATCTTCGCTTTCCGCGATAGCTTCTTTGATATTTTCGACGCAGGCCTGCAGGGCATCAAAGCGCTCCTTGAATTTCACCAGCACCGGATCCGTAGAGTTCAGCTGTTTTCTGAGCTCTGCCTTTTCTTCTTCTGCAGCCCTCTGAGCTTCTTTATAAGTTTCCTCTACGGCTTCATTGACGGCAGTTTTAATTGCATCGTCTCTCTCATCAGTTACTTTCTTTACCGCTTTTTCTTTTTCTTCTTCGGCCCTGTCTATCTTGCCCTTGAATTTGTCAACCTTTTGCTCTAGCTTTTCTTTTTCCTCTTCTGCCTGCTCCAGAGCTTCCCTCATCTGCCGGAGCTCTGCCTCCAGTGCTTCAGTGTCTGGAATGTTTGCTTTTTCGTCCTCGAGCTGCAACATTATGCTTTTGAGCTCCTGCACTTCTTCTGCCTTTTGTTCCAGTTCCCTTGTTTTTTCCTCTTTCAGACTCCTTATTTCTTCCTCAAGCTGTTTGACAGTCAGGCTCTCAACGTCGTGTTCTTCGGTGAAGTTTTCCACTTCTTCCTCAGGAAGCGCCAAGAGGCTGTAAGCCTTGGAAATACTCAAATGCGAAGATATATTCGCATTTGAAAAAGGACTGTTTTCATCGCTGTATTTCGATGATATTTCCATATATTTTTGTGCCTGCCTCTGTGAGTATCCCAGACATTCCTTGCACCAGTCCGAGAAGCTGCCGTGACCAATCTGTCCTTTCGCCTCTTCCAGTCTCCTGCCTATCTGAATTACTCCCTCAAGGGTTGTCTTGTATACTACTTCTTCTATGGTCTTAATTTCAGAAACTATTACAGGCAGCGTTCTTTCCTGCACTTCTCTGAATTCTGCATCTATTACTTCATTCATTTATGCTGCTCCTTTCTTCTTTATCTGTTTGCTTATAAATACTGTCCATTTCTGCACAAATTGTTTTACATTTTCGGTCATGTCGCGGTTATGATCGCCTCTGCACTGAACTACCTCGAAGTCCGGGCTGAGCTGGAGCGTATAGTATGGCATCTCCGGATTATCTTTTTTTCTTATGAAGAATATATACGCTCTGCCACCCGCAACTCTTTCACTGTACGTTTTCACGCAGTGATGAAGATAGCTAGACTCTTTTGCAAGATCTGAGGGTGATTTTGCAGGCGATATAGTCAAATCGTCAAAGCTGTAACTGAGGTACTCTACTTTTTTGAACGCTGCTTTCATAAGTTCTGTCGTAGTTGGGTTGTTCCGGTCTGCATGCAGAAGTGTTAAAAATTCATGCTGTGCGGCAAAATCTTCAGGGAATAAATTTCTGTTGTTTCTGCGCTGACCCGTTTCGGCCAGTAACCTGAGATGGTCTTCGTAGTCGCCAAGTCTTACTTCTTGTTCGAACATGTACTCCATAGCTTTTTGGATGTTGATTTGTTCCGACATTTTTTCCAGGCGTTCTATGGCTCTGTATTCATCTATAAGCGGTATGTATTCCGGTCGCATACCGTCAAAAATGCCTTTAGCTTTTTTGTATAGCCCAAACCCTTCTATCGTGGGGTTTACTGCCTGCAGTTGTTTGATTTCTGCGGGTGTGGATTTCAGTATCCTGCGTAGGGAATTTGCCCGCCAGTTTATAGCTCTGCAGCCTTTCTCCTCAGCTCTGTCTTTTACTATGTTTGTAAGTCCTGCTTTGTACAGCAATTCTATTGAGCTGTAGGTGCACCATTGATGCAGGATATGTAGGTAACTGTATGGATTTAGGCCAACCAGCTTTGCCAAGCCGTAAGTGTCTGCATAGATTAATGGACCGGCATTTATTTTTTTGATATTTCCCGTGTAAAGCAGTGTTTTTTCGAATGGCGATCCGGTGTAATAATACGGTATTCCCACCGGCCTTGGCAGTCTGAAGCTTGAGCGCTGCTGCCAAGGTCCATTTCCTCCAAAGTAGTTAGGGTATGCTTTTTCATACCTGATGCATTCACTCTCCGAAAACTTGTACTGTTGCACTGGGTTATATTTAATCTCGGGCTGTTCATTGCAGTAATCAATCATATACTTGTCCAACTGGGCGTATACGACATTCTCGGTTTTTGCAAACCACAATATGCGACTGCGTTCCGTAAGACTTTTCCTGCCGTATCTGCTTTCCTTGGGCACTGCGTTTATACAAACCTTGCTGCACCTATGGCAGTGCTCCTTGCGATTATGAGTAAATTGCTTTGAGCTGCATTTAATCGTTTTATTTCTTATCGTGCAGAAAACAGAATCATTCTTTTTGTCAAATATCAGATATGCTCTGTCTGCATGCTCAAGTATGAACTTGTCGACTCCTGCAGGTCTTTTTATCTTATATGGTCTGTCCATGGTCGCCTCCTATAAAAGGTCCATTATATCTATAGCGGGACTAGCTTTTTTATTGTCCTTTATCCCATAATAGTCTTTTATAATCTGAAAGCCTTCTTCCGGTGGAATATACGCACAGTTATTTTTTGCCCGACCGCGGGCAATGCTTTTCATTTTTTCGAAGCAGCCCTTTAAATTTTTGTTCTCGTTCAGGATCTTGTCTGCCACATCATCTGTTGTACAGATCGACGTCAGGTATTCCTCAAAGGGGATAAGGTGTTCATTTCCTTTACATTCATCTGTTATTCGCGCTATTGCTTTATTAATTTTCTCACTCATTTATTGCTCCTTTCGTTCTTCAACGTTATGTAAGTCGTTTGATAATCGTTATTCCCAGACCTGAAAGCTCATCGGTATTCCCAGCAGTTCTGCTACTCTGAATTCTCTGTGGGCTTCAGCTGACAGGGTATATGTTTTCAGCACAAACACGATGTCGCAATTCTTCATATACTGCATAAATATCTCTGCAGCCTCCTCTTCGTCAAAGTCTGCCGCTCTGAGAACTTCGCTATGATGCTTCTTCGGGTTAAATACCTCGAAGAAGAAATTCTCGAGATGCCTTTCGGCTTTTTCAAAATCTCTATCGGCTCCAAATTTCTTTCTGTCGCCGATAATATACGCCGTTCTCTTCATAGATTCGCACCTCTTAGGAGTTCTTTGAGCTCCTGTGCAACAAGCTCTTTACTTTCTTTCTGGAAACGTACATGTTCCACATTAAGTTCCTCTTTATCCATCGAATTATATTTTTCCATCAATTCTCCAAACTGTTTCACAATAAACCGGTCAATCTCTTCTCTTGGCACATTGAATATGAGCTCTGTATCTCGTCTTGCCATCGCAAGTGTCTTTAAAGTTTGTCCTATTACTTTTTTCCATAGCATATCAATTTCCTCCATTACTTCTTTCGTACTCTATTTTTTTCTTAATCACTTTTTCGCTGTATTCGGTGCTGTATATACCTTCACGCCAGAGCTTCCTTGCTCCAGCCTCTCCGCAGTTCCAGCACATTGCCACAAGGTCGGCTTCGTTATATTTCTCGGCCAGTCTGTTCAGCGCCTTGATGCCGTGTTCCACATTATCATATGGGTTCAGGTAGTCCATATTGTCCTTGTGGTTTATGGCATTAATCTGCATCAGGCCATAGTCGCTGGTGCTGCTTACCGCCTTGCTATCGAAGCTGCTCTCAACATCTATCATTGCTATGACCATCGCATAGCTGATGTCGTATTCCTCGCATAGGCTGTAGATATACTGCTGCAGGTCATCTGACAGAGGTATGTCCCATGGCTCAAAGTCCTGTTCTTCTATTGTTTCTACTTCCGTCTGTTCTGCCGCATAGATTTCCGGTTCTTCCGGCGGCGGTGCGAACGGTATTGTCAGTACTGCTGCTAAGACTATTGTTATAACTATTTGCTTCATCGTTGTTGCTCCTTTCTACTTCTTTTCTGAGGCGCTTCAACCTCGCCACTTCCAGTCCTATCTCGTGGCCACCTTTCATCCAGCCTCTATGGTAATAGAACTGCTGTTTCTTGACCTTGGCCCTGATCTGATTGTCCAGCTTGGCCAATTCCTCCCGATGATCCACCTTTGGGTTGTGCCTGCGATACGAACAGCCGGGGCCGTTATGCGTATCCGCATTATACTTGCAGGAATTGTGACAATCCCTGCATACCGGTTTGTCACCATGCATAGGGCACTGGTGCCACCATCTGCAAGCCGTATCTGTTTTACAATGAGGGCAAATCACACTTCTGCCCTCATCTGCACCTTCTTGGTTCTGGTTACCGCAATTTTTCCTTCCGCTTTCGCGGCAATCTTTAAGGCCGAGTCTTCAAGGTTGATCTGCACTGATGACACATCGTCCTTGCAGACGCTTTCAAGCGCAAGGCTTGCAAGCTGTATCTGTTTTTCGCTCAGTTCCACGAAGCCTGCTGCTCTGCAGTATTCGCCCGCTATAAGCTGCTGCAGATAACTGTTTGCCCCCTTGTACCGTCTTGCTCTTGCGGCTTTCTCACAATTACACTCATCTGCGGCTTTAAGGTCAGCATCTCGCTGGTCCATAGCTTTAACGGCTATCACTTGTCCGCAGTATAGGCAAGTGCCATTCATCATTTTCATTTCGTTTTCATACATCTAAGTAATTCCTCCCTACATCCTCAATCCAGAGGTCTCTCGCCTGCTCCGGCGTTATCCCGGAGAGTATAAGTTTAGCTTCATACTCTCTCTGGAACTTCTGTCGCCAGTACAGGTTCCGGCGTTTTGCTCTCTCGGTAATGTTTGCTTGCATTTCCTCGTGGCAGTTGTGGCATAAATCCACCTGCCATTTGTTCAGGATAGATTTCTGCCTGTTCGCTCCGCCATATACTTCGTGCCTCTCAGCATACGAAGTACCGCAGTAGTAGCAGTATCTATTCTTTTTATCTTTATAGCCATTGCAGACTTTTTTCTTTTTTGTGCTCCGAGGTTTCGGTATGGGGCAGGAATCATAATAGTTTGCCATTGCTATCAGTCCTCCCGTACCTGCTGTACTCAGAGCTTATCCGCTCTATGATCAGGCGCTCCATTGTCGTGCGCCTTGGCTCTTTTGGCGGTCTTTCAGCCCGTCTGCGCTGTCTATATTTTCTTTTTGCTCTGCCCATATATAGTTCCTTTCTGTGCTCGAATGTTAGGGTCTATCTACTGCAGAGCTACCGCAGCGCCTGTTATTATGTATACTGCTGTTGCCAATAACAGCAGTAAGCCTATTCTGATCGCCCACCACAGCGGGCTAAGTTTTCTTATTCTGTATTTTTTCATCATCTGCCTCCTGCTGTCGCTATGAGAGCATCTGCCACGTCAGGAATGAAATACAGTTCCTTGTCTACCCTTGGCAGATCCCTCAGGTATTTATCTACCGAGTGCGGGTTCTTGCGTCCCAGCGCTTCGGCCAGCCTCTTTCGTGTTATGAATACTCCGCCGGAGAAGCTCTCAAGCCGGTTTATAATTTCTTTCCGGTTCAGCATTATTCTTCACCTCCACAATGCAGATCTACCCAGCAGCGCCACTGACCGCATGGCAGGCGATGCTGGAAGTCATCACAGCCCTGGTTCTCCGGGCACTCCTGGCAGTTCCTTATATTTTCAGGATTGTACATAAAACTCTGATACTCTCTTTCTTCTTTTGTTAATTCTCTCTTCATTGTTTCCTCCTTAAAATTTGAGCAATAAAAAAACACTATGAGTTATTTCATAGTGTTAAAATGTGTCGTATTTTGTTATAATCTTTGTGGGCACTGGGTTATATTCAGGAGAACGTATGAGTAGTAAAAAAACAGATATGCAAACCCAAACCAACCGTCAAGGCAATGGCGGTAACCATTCATCAAGCAACGGGAATTCTTCCCCTAAAACATTGCCAAAACAAGCCAGATTCGTAAAAAGACCGAATGATAGAAATCACACCTTGAAAACCGGCGGAAAGCTTCCACCAGACACCAAATGATTACTTGTCCCAGTGCTCATACACTTTTTCACTGTCGTAAAAAACAATTTTTTTGCCGCTTCTAAGGTCATAATAAGTCTTTTCAACTTTGTCAAACAGCTTTTCATCCTCATTCTTATTTCCATCTGCCATCAGTAGCCTCTTGACTTTTTCTTCTCTTGCAAGAGTCATTACTGTTGGTTCAACGCCCTGCTCGAAGGTGTCTATAAACCCTGCTTGCACCAAGTCGTCTCCGTTGAATATAGCTACCAAAGGCTTTCTTTTGGTCTTTTTCTGGGAAAGCATTATTTCTTCCCAAGTTGTATTTCCATCTGAAGAAGCCAGAGTAACATTGTATCGTGATTTAAAATATAAATTCTTTACCCATGTGGAAATTTTTTTCACAAAAAATTCGACAAATGCAAACCATAATGCACAAATTATTACCATAGCAGCTATAAATTTTACTGCATATTCAAGGTTATTTAGTTCATTCATTAACCCTTCCAATGTTTCAGGTAGTTCTTCAATAGCGCCGAATAGCTTTAGCACCATTGTAGATATGGATGATATCACAATGCTGTTCGCTACTATGTAAAATAATTGTTCATAAACAGTCCCTTTCTTTTCTTTTGGAACAGTCAAAGTTAAGGCTTGAGCTATTGCTTTGTATGTTAACCCTGGAACGATAAAAGTAATGGTAAGATAAATAGTTATCATATGCGTTTCTCCTCGTTTAATATCTTTTGGATATAGTATATCCTATTTCGACACATTTTAACAACTTTTTGTGAGGTCTTATTGTTGCGCCTCCCCTCGTTAATGCCATTTACTCGCAGAGGGTGTTCTCTGTATTTGTTTATTGCTCTTTCTTATCTACCCGAAATACAACAGCAGACTTGCAGTCTTCGCTGCTATATTGCCGACTACTATAACGCTCACCATGTAGAACGCTATAAGTGTAATTTGTACAATTACATCTAACAGGGTGACGTTGGTCAGAGTTTTCATTTTCACTAACTCTGTAATGCTTTTTACCAGCATAAACGCTGGAACTATTACGCAAAGTATTGTAATTATGTAGCCTCTAATTCTCTCACCTCCTGTATGTTGTTCTTAATAATATGTCAACACATATTATTATTTTTATGTTGCGAGAGTAACATAAAAATAATAATATGTCAACACATATTATTATTTTTATGTTGCGAGAGTAACATAAAAATTTGCTTGGCCTCTTCATCAACTCGCATTTATGCTAGTTTCTTGTTAAAAAAAATTTCATACGCCTGCGATGCATTTAAGTGCAGCAGTTCTGTTATTTTTTGTGCTTCAGACACAGAGAAAGTCCCTCTTTCAAGTTTTCTATACAGCGTCGATTCTGCTATCCCCATTCCAGTTGCAAGTTCTTTTATGCTCGCTTTCGACTCTTTAATTTTTCTTTCTAATATTTCAGTGCGCATCATTTCCTCCTTTCTTAATTCGCATTTGTGCGACTTTTCTTAAGCTTACTCTCATTTTTGCTAGTTGTCAAGTGCTATTTTTGCATAAATGCGAAAATAGCACTTGCAATTTTGCAAGTTTTATATTATAGTTATGACAAAAGAGAGGTAATTTTAAATGGTTAATGTAGGAAAAAGGATAAAGGATCGCCGCAAAGAATTAGGTATGGCGGCAGAAGATGTTGCAGCTTTAATTGATGTTTCACCAGCAACTATATACAGGTATGAATCAAATTATATTTCTAACATGGGCGTAGACAAGCTTTCGCCAATTGCGAAAGCTCTAAAAGTTTCTGAAGCATATCTTATGGGTTGGACTGATGATAAGAATGCTTTTGTGTCTGATTGCGACACGGTTAATACATCACTGTCTATAAATTGTATCAATGAAGAAGAATATGAGAGGCTTTCTGAATTCATCACATATTTCAGAGGCGTTTCCGGAAAAGCACAGGCTCAGATAATTGAGCGTGCCAAAGTTCTTTATGAGATAGAAAATGAAGAAGATGTAGATGTTGAGGTGCCAGAGGAATACTCCGGACCTAATGCAGAGCTTGTCCGTAAGATAAGGGAAGAAGATGTTGAGTCTACTATTAATGATTTAATAAATAGAGGTAACGCGGAGCTACTTAAGCGTAATGCTCTGGATATTAAGAACAAGGCTAAGTAGAGGTGCCTATGACCATACGCGACAATAAAACAGATTTCAAAAACCTAACCATGGAGTTTAAAAATGAGGAAATTTTCCTCTACTACGAAGAACTGATTTCTTATTGCCAGTTGCTCACAGATGATCAGCAGCAATTGTTGTTGAGGACGGTAAGGGAATTGGCCAGCAAAACAAAAGGCGCTTAATGAATAAGCACCCAGCTATATAGTCTATTTGGTTAGTATGATTTTTTCTTCGTATTTTGCGTCGAAGTCAAGATTATATATGATATGGCCAGTATAGTATATAGCTATGGCATAGATATGATCTACGCCAAAATGCTTATGTACTTTGCCAGTTATTTCGAATAGATATTTTTTATTGTCCTGTTGTATGATTATTATTTCATTCATTGCTGCACCCTTTCCGCTGGGTGCCTTGAATATAGGATACTCCTCTTCAGAGGATAAATATAGCGGTAAATGGTGGTAAGTTGACATAGTTCGACACTATTCGACTCAGGCCTATTATATAATCTCTTATGTAACTTATTGTTTTGATTTATATAAATAAGGAGGAAAATATGGGTCGCACACGTTTTAGGAAGAGTTTCAAGGTTGCCCCCGGAGTAAAAATCAATCTAAATAAGAAGAGCGTGGGGGTTACTATAGGCGGCAAAGGAGCGAGGTATACAGTCAACACTTCTGGACAAAGAACTTTATCTACCGGTATTCCCGGTACCGGTCTTTACTTCGTTGAAACCAGCAAGAAAAAAGGGAGCAGTAAAGGTAAAAAAGGAAATAGCGGCACTGGCGAAAGCTCAGGAAGCGCTTCGGAAGTAAATCTTTACAGCATGGTAGATGTTCACGCTCGGGAATCAAAGCAGAGAGTAAGGAACTGTCCTATTCTCGGAGCACTTAGCGCAGCACTTGGTCTTGTATTTCTTATCTGCAGCTATTACGTCCTTGGCATAATACTTATTCTGCTCGGCGGATATATCTTTAAATTCTTACGCTCTAAGTACAAGAATATTGCAGAGGCAGAGGAAAACAAATTATATGAGCTGCAGCAACTATTGTATGGCGCAGAGTCCTCCAGAGGATCGGTGCCTGAAAATGAGATAATAGGTTTAATGGTTCAAAAGGTTGGTTCAGCATTATCCGGTCTTTCCGAACATGCCGACCATATGGACAATGCAAAAACTCCTGATGAGTTCTTCGACAGTTATATTGTAGCTAAAAATAAACTTACTGAGTTAATCCCTTTTGAGCCGTACTTTAAATTTGCAGCTTCTCCAAGCGAGGCGATGGAAACTCTGTATGGTGATCAGAGCACCGTATGCATCGATTTCGTTAGGGACTGTTATGAAAAGACCGAGAAGAAAGCCGAGGAACTTGTGACCGAAAGAGGACGTATGGGAAGATACCAGCGTCTATACGATTCGATGAAACCATATCTTGATGTTATGGATAAGAAGTCTTATGATTATGTGAAAGATAAATGCATTCAACAAGGTATAGATTTTTAAAATCAAATAAATAAAAAACAGACACTGCTGTTGGCGCAACAGTGTCTGGTGGGTTACGACCTTGATAGGCCCTAACATCCTAGCACGGTTAGAGTATATCACAACTGTAACCCCACTGTCAATTGCGGGCATTTTTATGCCCGAATTCAAGTGAGGTGAATACAATTGAAGAAATACGATCACGTAAAGAGCTTCACCTTTGACGGTAAACGATACAAAGTCAGAGGCGATAGTGAGAAGGACGTCATTATGAAGATGGCGAACAAGATAAGAGATCTTGAAGAAGGGAGAGTTGTAATATCAAACAGTATGACCGTCAAGGAATGGGCGGTCAAAGCGGTAGAAACGTACAAAACAAATCAAAATGATATAACGCGAGAGAAATATATGCAATCTATGAGGCACTGCATATTCGAACCTATCGGGAGTATGCAGCTCAAGAAGGTTAAGCCTCTTCACTGTCAGCAGGTTGTTAATATGCAGACAGGAAAGTCCAAGAGGCAAATAGATGGTGTATACCAAATGCTTAATTTCATCTTCCGCAAAGCAGTGGAGAACAAGCTACTTCTTGAGAACCCCGCAGAAAACATCACGAAGCCGGCGGGATACACCAACGGCCGAAGGGCAATAACAGAGCAGGAAAGAAAGCACCTGCTTAAGGCGGCTGAAACTGATGATGGTTTTGTTCTGTTCCATTTTGTTCTCCTTTCCGTCACTTGCCAACTTACTCGGGCTTTATCATCCCTGTGATTATATATTACCACTCATTGAGTGGTATGTCAACTG